TTCAGCGCGGCACTCGATGCGACTAGATCACGACGGGCTGTCTTACCTGACGGACGTGTAATACGTCTCGCCAAGTATGCGTCTATGGGTTCAGCACTCTGTTTTCCTGTCGAAGCTATGGTCTTTCTAACCATGGTCTTCGTAGGAATTCAGAGATCGCTTAACACACCACTTAATCGACATGCGATAAATTCGTATGTCGACTCGGTGCGCGTCTATGGGGATGATTTAATTGTCCCCACTAGACATGTGCTCGGCGTTGTGCAGTCCCTCGAACTTTTTGGAGCTCGAGTAGGACTGGACAAGTCTTTCTGGACTGGAAAGTTCAGAGAGTCTTGTGGTCGGGAATACTTTAATGGACACGATGTTTCCATTACTCGTGTCCGGCAAGCGTTACCGACACATCGCCAAGACGTTACTGGTGTTGTCTCTACTGTCTCTCTCCGAAATCAGCTATACCTTAGCGGATTTTGGAAGGCCAGTAGCTGGTTGGATGACTACATAAGGGGAATAATAAAATATTTCCCGAATGTAGCTCCAACCTCACCAGTGCTGGGCAGGATAAGTTTTCTCGGGTACCAAGCCGAGCGAACTCATCCATACCTCCATAGCCCCTTAGTTAAGGGCTATGTTACGGAGGCCAAACCCCCTCTTGATCATCTAGAGGGGAGTGGTGCCCTGCTCAAGTGTTTGCTCAAGCTGGACACTGCTGCTAGTCTAAGGGGTAAAGTCCCCTGGCAGCAACCCGGCACGGACTCAGTTTCATCTGAGCCAACTCCATGGGAAAAGCCACCCATGGTTTCGAGTGACCACTTGGAACGATCTGGTCGTCCTAAGTCGATCAACATGAAACTTAGGTGGAGTTCACCCTTTTAATGGGTGTACCGGGTCTTTTGGCCCTGTGGGGGAGTCCAGGTGTTCTCTTCGTAGTTTTCCTAACGTTGACCGTCTGCTAGGCGGCAACGTTAGGGCGAAGAGGAGCTGAACTTCCGGAACGTAGTGATACGCTCCTGGGGA